GAATGCACCTGCATTGTTACTAAAATGTAGCGGAGCAACATATAGTATCATGGATCGCATGGAAATTGAAAATAAAATCGACCAAATACGAGACATGTTTAGTAAAGACAAATTACCTAATGTGTATTTGTTACATGGTGAATTAACTGATGATGAAATGAATGCATTATACAATCATCCTAAAGTAAAAGCTATGTTTTCACTTACAAAAGCAGAAGGATTCGGTCGACCGTTATTAGAATTTTCAACAACCGGCAAACCGATATTAGCTCCACATTACTCCGGACAAGCAGACTTTTTGAAAAAGGATTTTATCTGTGAAATTCCAGGCGGGTTAACACCAATACACCCAACAGCTCAAAATGAATTTTTAATTTCAGATGCAAAATGGTTTACACCGGATTACGGGTTTGCTGGAAAAATGCTAGAAGATGTTGTTAAGAACTACAAGAAATGGGTAGAATTAGCAAAACGTCAAAGATATTTTGTTAACAGTACATTTACCAAAACCGCTATATCTGCAGTTTACGAACGGGTACTAGGCATTGCTGATGAAGGTATTTCTAAGATACCGAAGCCAGTAGAACTTAAGTTACCGCAGTTAAAAAAGATAGAACTGCCTAAGTTACAAAAGGTTGGTGAATAAATATAAATTTCATATAATATAGTATGAAGATTAGTTACGGAATAACAGTTTGCAATGAATTCATCGAAATTCAACGTTTGATTGCTTTTTTGCTTCGGCACAAACGTATGCAAGATAATATCGTAGTCCTTTACGATGAAGCAAATGGTGATCCTGAAATCGAAACGTTTTTACGTACCCATTCTGTCAATGGTGAATTTGCCTGGCATAAAGCAAAGTTTAAAGGACACTTTGCTGATTGGAAGAATAAATTAAGTAGTCTCTGTAATGGGGACTACATCTTCCAATTAGATGCTGATGAGTTACCACATGAATCACTTATACACAATTTACCGGATATTTTGGATCATAATTCAGCAGTAGAATTATATGCAGTTCCTAGAGTTAATACAGTATCGGGTTTAACTAATGAACATGTACAAAAATGGCGTTGGAATGTGAATGAATCTGGTTGGGTAAATTGGCCAGATTATCAAACTCGTATCTATAAAAATACTACAAATATTAAATGGGAAAATCGAGTACACGAACGCATCACAGGACATACTCAGTTCGGATATATTCCAATGGAAGAGGAATTTGCAATATATCATCCAAAAACAATAGAACGACAAGAAAAACAAAACGATTATTACGAAACAATATGATACCTAATTATGAATTAACAGAAGATGGGGTTATTAAACAAGTAAATGTTACTCCATTTAATTATGATACAGAATATTCAGATAGTCGATATTCGATTTTCAATGATCGCGGAAATATTTTAAATTTAAGATTAGGATATGTTATCGGATCTATTGGTCACGTACCTTCATCATTAATGGATGTTGGATATGGAAATGGTGATTTTTTAGATTGTTGCAAAAATTTTATTCCAGAGTTATACGGAAATGATATAGTACCAGCATATCCATTAAATGCAGGTATTCAATTTGTCGATGATATTACATCTCAACATGTTGAAGTAATAACATTTTTTGATAGTTTAGAACATTTCCCTGATATCGAATGGGTCAAAGATTTAAAATGCGAATATGTTGTTATAAGTTTACCATGGTGTTATAATGGCCAGGAAGATTATTGGTTTGAAACATGGAAACACAGAAAACCTGATGAACATTTATATCATTTTAATGAAGTTAGTTTATATAACTTTATGAAACGGCAAGGATTTAGTATGATTAATTATTGTAATATTGAAGATAAAATTAGACAAGATAAATCATTATCTCCTAATATTTTAACTGCATGTTTTAGGAAATTATGAGAAAATTAAATTTTTATAGTTTTCATAAAGGTATAGATTCGCATCGGTTCGATCATAACAATTCTATAGCACTTGAAAATTCACTATCTGAATTATTTGAGATTACCAGACATGAATTAATCGGCGATGGATCGTTTATATATCAAGGAATTCCTATAAATCACGGATCTATTTTAATTTTTGAATATGATGATACTAAACAATTCAAAGTTTATGATTTTGGTGATCATCCATCATTAACAGTTGAGTTATCAAAGACATCATTATTCATCGGCGCTGTTATAGGACAATATAATAGTAAGTATTGGGATTTAGTTTGCGAATCTGATGAAACACGTAAAAACATTGTTGCCGGACCATATCCAGATACTGTTTGGCAATTAGGAGATAACTTTGATGCTGTACATGAATTTCGTAAATCATATGAATTAGATAAACGATTATATTGGAGAGGAAGTTTATATAACCATGGAGTTAATTCTAGATATTTAGGTGTTAGAAAAGCATTAGAGTTATTACCTGATTATTTAAATGAATCTGAATTGTATTTCGGAGCAGGGCCATTACCATTTAATAGTTATTTACAAGAATCTTTTCATTTTCAGTTAACATTATCAATTGGCGGCGGTGGTGGTGCTGTTTGTGGTGATTTATGTTTTCGTGATATTGAAATGTTTGGTTTAGGAATCGCATTAATGCGTCCTAAATACATTACAGAAATGTCAGACCTATTAATTCCAGATTTTCATTATATTTCAGTAGATGCCGAATTCGATGATAATTTTCGATATGCAAATCCGGAGCAATTGGCTAAAGATATTGCATACAAATATAAACATGTTATCGATGATACTGACTTAATTAATTCGGTAGCATTAAATGCTAGAAATTGGTATATTGATAATATATCATATCCTAACATTACAAACAACATTACTAAACTATTAAATCTATGAATCTTCAACTAGTATCAAAATATTTTTACCCATATCGAGTTTTAGATATTGGTGCTAATATTGGACAATTTTATCAGCATTGTAAAAGTTACTTTCCGGATAGTTTTATATTTTCTATTGAAGCTTCTGCAGAATGTGAATCCTATTTAAAACAATTGACAGAACATTACTATATTGGATTACTAGCAAAAAATAATGATGAATATAATTTTTATAGTAGAAAAGATACCGGCATAGGAACTGGAAATTCTATATATCGAGAATTAACTCATTTTTATTCAGATGACCAATTGGATATTATTAAGCAACACGGAATACGTTTAGATGATTTGTTTGAACTAGACTCCGAATTTGACTTAATTAAAATAGATACGCAAGGATCCGAACTAGATATAATCGAAGGCGGAATTAATTTATGTAAACGAGCAAAAGGCATTTTACTTGAAGTTTCTATAACACAGTATAATGATGGAGCACCGTTGTATGATGAAGTTATAACATATATGAATCAATTTGGATTTCGTGCTGTTGAAGTATTAGATGAAGCTAGAAATCATGGATCATACCAACAAGATATTTTATTTATCAATGAAAACTAATTTACTAATAGGAGCCATAAGTGGCAATTACAATATCACTGATGTCAGTGGTTGGATAGAAACATCTAATTTTGATGATGTAGATCGAGTATTAATGTTGTACAATGATAATGAGGAATTAGAGAAATTCCTAATTAATAACAACATACAATGCATTAAGCCGACACATGATTTTTGGGGTAGATCTGAAGAATTTACGACGAATACCGGCACAATGAACTTAGCAACATCATACAGTCTTATACACAACATTCGTTTTTATCATATATGGCAATTTTTATCACAAACTAAATATAAAAATGTTATTATAACAGATATACGAGATGTTTACTTTAATGATAATCCATTTGTTTGTTTAGATGAAACTAAAATAACAGCAACGTCAGAAATTATAACATATGAACAAGAACAATGGAATAAACAACATCTTTATGAGAATTTAGGTTTTATTGGAATTGATTTGTTACTTAAATGTCCAGTATACAATGTAGGAGTGTTTGGTGGACCTGCAGAATTAATCAAAGATTTATGTTCTGATATATACTTACTATCAGTTGGTAAACCAAAAGTAGCTGATCAAACATCTTTTAATTACTTAATACAAACCAAGTATAAAGACGTAACAAATTTTACTAATTTAACTGATCAGTTTGCAGTTCATTTGCATGTAATTAATGCTGGTTTAGTAGAATTTGACTTAAATAATGTTTCACAATATAAAATAGTACATCAATATGACAGAATCCAAAACTTTAAACGATAAGTATTCTATAATCATTCCTTATAGAGATCGAAAAGCACATTTAGAAGTATTGCTTCCTAGATTACAAGAAGTATTTGTCAATAAAGATTATGAAATTATTGTTTCTGAACAAAATGATTCTGATAATTTTAATTTAGCAAACACACAAAACATAGCAACACAATATGCTACCGGAAATATCATGGTGTTACATCAAGTAGATTATTATCCAACAGATGATGTTAGTTACGAAATACACGATCAGCCGGTATTACCAGCCCGAAAAGGTATATTTGTTAATACCGATTTTACTAAACGAGATCATTATGATATACCCGGTGGATATCGACAATGGGAATCAGGAATTGATGAAAACTTTTATGGAGGCGTAGTTATAGTTCGTAAAGAACATTGGGATAAAATCAATGGAATTAATCCTTTATATAAAGGGTGGGGCAATGAAGACGAAGATCTTCGAGAAAGATTTAAATGGGCTGGTTATGCTCCTATACGTAATGAAGTTGGCACATATTATTGTTTGTATCATGAAGATAATGGAGATATCGCAAAGAAACCGCGTGAACATCAAGAAGATTTTATAATAGGCCGGCAGATTTTTGCAAACGCATTCGAATACAGGCATTTAGGTTATCGAAATGTAAAAGCTGATGTAGAAGAATATGATACAGGCATCGAACATGTTCGTTGGATAAAAAGTACAAACTATACAATAGAGGAATAATGAAAGTAGAAGTTTCAGTTGGCGAAATTGTAGATAAATTATCAATACTACAGTTAAAAAAAAATAATATAGCAGAATCCAAAAAACTAAAAAATGTAATTAACGAATATGATTATTTACATGATATTGTGTTTAATCAGTTAAATATACACGAATCTGATTTTGCAGATTTATTACATATTAATGGAATTCTTTGGGAAATTGAAGACAAACTTCGAGACATGGAATCTAGAAAACAGTTTGATGATTTATTTGTAGAATATGCTCGACAAGTATATATTACTAATGATAAACGAGCCGATATTAAAAAACAAATTAATCTAAAATATGGGTCAATGTTTATAGAAGAAAAATCATATGAAAAATACTAAATGTTTAGTCGTTACGTGCGGATTTTTTGGTGATATTGCCTTTGCGGGATCATTGGCTGAAAAATTGAAATCGCAATATAATGAAGTAGATTATTTAATTGGGTTTCCTCAAATGTACAGATTAATGTGCAATAATCCATTTATTAATAATGTGTATGTTTCTGATTTTCCTAGCCCGCACCCAAATAGCAATAGTATCCCAAATACATATGATCGAGTAATACAATTACAATCATTAAACTACATGGTTACACCGTGTAAAGAATATCAGCAATTTGCTGGCATTGAAAATCCTACATCACAGTATACCATATATACACAACCAGAATATGATCATGTAGCAGAAACATTAATCAATGACTTAAAAGAACAATATGGAAAACCTGTAGTCGCATTAATGAGTAATTGGGAACCAAAAACTTATTTATTTACCGAAGAACAATATATAGCCGGCATCGATGTTCCTAATTTAGGATATGGAGGAAAGCATCGCGATATTAATTTTATTGTTAACAGTCTACAAGAACATTTTACATTTTACATGGTAGGCGTTGGAAATTTAAATCAACAGCAAACATCAAATATTGCAGAAGATGATACTAAATCATTGTTATTCGAAGCATCTATTTTAAAGTATTGTGATGCTTTTCTAGGTACAGATGGCGGCTTGGCTACTATTGCAGCTGGTGTTGGTACTAAAACTGTAATCACCGGTGATTTCAATTTACAACTATATGGATGGAATGGAGTTTTAAAGAAAATTAAACATCCACAATTAGGACCACAATGTTATTTCCCAGAGCTTGGACATATTACATTGAATCCTTATTATAATGATGAAGAAGTTATCAATAAAATAATTGAAAGTATAAAATAATGCGTTATACAAATTTTTTAAATACAAAAGTATTTTTACACCCCGAAGGCGATGTCGTGTGTGACAATATTGTAAAAGGACATCCTACAGAAGAACATTTAGTTCAGTATTTTAACAAATTAATAAAGCCAACAGATGTTATAGTAGAAGGCGGTGTATATGTAGGATTACACACCGTACGGTTTTCTCAATTAGCTTCACAAGGTCATGTATATTCGTTTGAAGCCAGTAAGCGAAATTATGATTTAGCAGCCACTACATTACATGAAAATAATATCGAAAATGTATCTTTGTTCAATCAAGGATTATTTTCAAAAAATGCTGACATATATCTACAAGAATCTTGGACACCTGACCAAGATACTGTCACAGATACTCCAACGAATAAAAAAATTGAAGGGGTAACTATCGATAGTCTTCAATTGAAAAAAATAGATTTTATCAAGTTGGATATTGAAGGCGGAGAACTAGAAGCACTGAAAGGCGCTATAAATTCTATACAAAAATTTCAACCCATCATAACATTTGAATACTTGAAACATTTAAATCATGCATCTCCTATACCATTTTTAACAGAATTCGAATATGATGTTTTTCAAATAGACACAACATGGGACTACATAGCATTTCCAAAAAATACTTCTTATGATAATATTTTATAGAATATCCGATACCGGTTATAACAAAGTAAAACCAGATTATATAAATAATGAAAACTGTTTACGCAATTTTCGTAATATTTTCTTTGATCATATATATGATATCCGTGTTATAGCAGATAACTGCAGTGATAAAACTATTGATATGATTAAACGATCTATCGATCCGGCTAATATAGAACGTGTTTCTGTAGGACATGGTGCCGGTACATTTAATCTAGCATTAGATAGAGCCCTTAACTGCGATGATGATGAAATTGTATATTTTGTCGAAAATGATTATTTACACAAACCATATGCTCCTAGGATTCTTAAAGAAGGATTTGAATTAGGAGCATCTTTTGTTTCTTTATATGATCACCCAGATAAATATTTAGATCCTAGCAAAGGAGGCAATCCGTATTGTGAAGGAGGCGCTGAAGATACTAGAGTTTACTTATCTACATCTACACATTGGAAAATTACTAATAGCACAACAATGACATTTGCTAGCAAGGTATCAACGCTGAAACGAGTAGAACCTACATTAAGAAAGCATACAGATACCAAACATCCAAATGATTTTCATATGTTTTTAGACCTACGAGAACAAAATGAATTGCTAATAACATCGATACCAGGTTATGCAACACATGGCGAAACTGCTTGGTTATCTCCATTAACTAATTGGGAAACGATATGATATCAGTAATCATACCTACATATAAAAGTCCGGATGCATTAGATTTATGTTTACGGTCAGCGATAGAAGGACAGCAAAATAAAAATCAAATCATAGTAGTTGTTGATGGATTTTATGACTTAAATCGAGAAGTATTAGACCGATGGAAGGATTCGATTGATGTATTAAATTTAGAATCCAATGTAGGACTATGTCGTGGTACTAACTTAGGAGTATATAATGCAATACATGATAAAATTTTAATTGTAAATGATGACAATGTATTTCCTAGATTCTGGGATACTACATTAGAAGATGACTGGAAACCTGGTAGTGTTATAACTCCGAATCAAGTTGAACCATTTGCTAGCATGTTTCCGCAATTCATCATTGAAGATTTAGGCAGAGATCCTAAAACATTTGATTTAGAAAAATTTTGGTTGTTTGATTATCATTATGCATCTGGAGACAAAACTGAAGAATGTGGTTCTACGTTACCTATTTTTATGAGTAAATTAGACTACATACGAATAGGTGGATGGGATGAAAATTATGAATTAGGTATGGTTGCTGATTGGGATTTCTTTGTAAAATGTCAATTAAGTGGACTTAAAATGATACGTACCTGGAATTGTCATTTTTATCATTTTGTATCACTCACAACAATGATTCCTGAAAAAGAACAACAAAGACAACAAGCCGAAGCTGCAGGACATGAATACGCTCGTTATAAATGGGGTAGTTACATAAAACATGATCCTAAAACTAATCTGAAATATATTTAGAGACATATTTATAATAAAGTTACTTATTTTAGCTGGTTACGATATAAGAAAGGTAATATGGCGAACAAAAAGAACTTTATTAAAAGTATGTTTATTGACTGTAGAAGCGGTGAAGTTTCTATGAAACGTGTAATTGGATTTGTTGGATTTTTTGCTTTATTATTAATAATGTTTATTAATGCATTATATTCAAAATCAGTATCACCATCCCATGAACTAATTGCAGCAGTCGAATACATTGTAATTGCTGCACTATTTGGTACATCAGTAGACAAATTTGCAAAACACAAAGATACTAAAACAGATAAAGAACCAGAAGTTTAACTAAAAAAGATAAATATATGAGTTTGGATACGAGCAAAATTAAACAAGTTCCGATGAGCGTGTCTCAGTATATCAAAGAAGCTGTAGAGAAAAAACAAATTGTTTTGCATCACACGGCAGGTAATTCAGCCGGCGACCGTACTATTCAAAATTGGAACGGAGACGACAGAGGACGTATTGCTACATGTGTAACAATATCAGGACCCGGTAAAAATTCAGTAGATGGAGAAATTTGTCAAGCATTTTCTTCAAAGAATTGGGCATACCATTTAGGTGTCAAACAAGAAGTATTCCGTGCATTTAAATTGCCACATTATCCATTAGATAAACACTCTATCGGAATTGAAATATGCAATTGGGGGCAATTAGAAAAACGAGGTGATAAGTTTTATACATACGTAGATCGTGAAATTCCTAAAGAAGCAGTTACTGAATTAGCAACACCTTATAAAGGGCATAAGTATTTTCATAAATATTCAGACGCACAAATCGAATCAGTACGCGATTTATTAGTGTATTGGCGTGATACATATAAAATAGATTTAACTTTTAATTATGATCAAATGTTTACCGTAAATGCAAAAGCATTGCGTGGTGAGAATGGGTTATATTCACATAATAGTTACAGAAAAGACAAAGTAGATATTTATCCTTGTCCAAGAATGATCACAATGCTAAAAACATTGTAGGAGAACAGTAACATGAAAACAACTTTAATGGCAATAGTATTATCTGTGACCACTGCAACATCATTTGTTTGCACGTATTTTTTTAACCTTACCGTGCACTATGGAGATCAGTATTTAGCTCTTTGTGCAGTCGTGTTGCTAGATGGCTTCTTCGGGGTAATTGCTGGTATTAAACGAGAAGGGTTTCAAACCTACAAAGCAATCAAAGTGCTTAGAACATTAGTAACCTGGATTATGTTCTTAACAGTGTTGCTAGTAGTAGAAAAAGGATTTCCTGCTACCGGTTGGTTGAGTGAAACCATATTATTTCCATTCATAGTTTTCCAAATAATGAGTGCCTTGAAAAATGCGGCTAATGCAGGATTCATCCAGGCAGACATACTCAAACAAATCTTAGATAAATTTGATAAACATAAAGACTAATTAGATTTGAATCCTAATGTAATTTTTATATACTATTAATAATGAGTTATAAACAAATTGCATTAGGATTCATCTTGTTTATCATAGGACAAGTACTTGTCTGGATCCAATTAAATAGTCCTTTATTATGGCAATGGGCCAGAGATTGGCGTTGGTTGCTTATCTTGTTAGGGGTTCCAATTACTTATATCTTCATGCAGGCTACTGAAAACACCGTTAGCGGATTTGGAGGTACATTCTGGCCGGGACGATTCATATCATTCACTGCCGGTATATTTGTGTTCAGCATATTAACACATATGTTTAAAGCCGAGCCATTCACAGCAAAAACCATTATATCATTAGCTTTAGCATTCTCATTAATTATTGTGCAGCTCTTTTGGAAATAATCATATTTATATAAAATAAGGAATACGTAATGAACAATAACTCCAAAAACATTAAAACAAAACGAACATACGAATTATATCGTAAACTAGATGAACAATTAAATTCTAATAATCTCATTAATGAATTTAGATTTTATAAAAAAGGTGATGCAAATTTCAAACCTAAAAAAAAGTGGAAAAAAAATCCATTAGCTGAAAAGTTTTTTAAAAGCTTTGCATTACCGGTTGACAACGGACCATTTGGTATGCATGATTATGAATTCGAAGTCATAACTAATACTCTACCAACTGTCAATACATCATTAGGTATTAATCGTTCGACTAATGTTGGAGTTAATCGGGATCGTGTTTGGGTTTCTGATAGTGGCGAATATTGGAGTACTAATCAGGGTAAAGAATATGGATATCGATATAATAAAAACAAAAACAATCTGGATATCTTAGATGATCCTGGAGGTAATGTAGTATTAGGAACAGTTACCATATCATCTGGTGTTGCAGTTTTCAAACCTAAAGTAGATCCAGCGAAAGCTAAAAAAGCACAAAAAGAAAAAGCGGCACAAGAAACTGGAGGAGTTACAAAAACATTAGATACGGTACAAACAGTAATTGATTGGGCAGGACTTATACCATTTATTGGAGATGCTTTAGACATAATTAATGCTGGTATATCATTATACCGTATTACAGTACGCGGTGAAGATAAATGGGTAGATTTCTTTTTATCATTAATTGCATTTATTCCGATTGCCGGATCTGTAGTAAGTATTGGATTGAAACGTGCTTTCAAAGCAAGTCAACCATTATTTGCTAAAGTTAATAAATTATTGAAACGTTCTGGAAATTCCCATGCGGATGCTATAGCATTATGGGATGAGCTAGTAGAGTCTGGCGTATTAACACCAGAATTGTTACGGAAAGTAGGACCGGGTCTCGAACACTTAGAAGATGTATTAACTAGTTCATATAAACCGTTAAAAAAATATTTACCAGCTGAAACTGCCGATAAAGTTATTGATCAATTACGTACTTTAGAAAAATGGTTAGATACTAATGGTAAAGCTATAGATGATTTAGCAGATGCATCTAAACGCGGTTCTGATGCAAAAAAAGTAGGCATTGGAGTAGATATACCAAACCCGTTTACTAAATCTATAGATGATATACATTTAAAACTTCCGATTTTAAAACAAGTAAGCAGTTTTATTGATAAAATTAATTTACCAGCAAAACTTAGTAAAACACCATGGTATCCTGCTTCGAAGTTAGATTCGATTGCAAAAGGATTAGGTAAACGATTTACAAAAAACATGGCCGATCCAACCAAATTCGCTACATTATTGTATACGATGCCGAATAAAACAACGTTGTTACGACAATTAGATAATTTAGTTTCAAATGGTATTACTAGCGGAAATGCTGCTTTTATTAATGCAGCGTTGCGAGGCGGTACGTTGCAACAGTTAGCCAAAGATCCAAAAGGACTTCGAAAATTCTTAGATACACTTAAAACAGGTGGACCAAAAACAGCAGATTTATATACTAACTTAGTAAGTTCATCTGTTAAACACGCAAAAAATACTGATTCTCCAATGTGGCATCTATTCAGTCAAAGCGCTATTAATAATTTACAAGTCGTACTTAGTAAAGATATAGTCGATGCATCTGGTGGATTTATTGCCGGATATTTTAAACATGCCAAAGAGGCATTTGCTAAACGATTAGATTTAATATGGAACGAATTGCAAGATATAACTCAGGATATTACATTAGCATCGCCAGGTGAAATAATATATCCGACCAATAAAGCTGCTAAAGTAAGGTCAACACCAGCTCGTACTACAACCAATATCATGTCTACTGCTAAAATGGGCGAACCGATTGGTCAAGTAGTAGGTATGGTAGATGGCGATGGTGGACTTTGGTATAAAGTTGAATTGCAAAGTGGTCGAGTAGGTTACGTAAGAAATGATGTTGCTGCTGGTAATGATGCAATCGATGGGGTATTATATCCAATCATGCAAAAAATTATTAAAAACGAATTAACTGGCGAAACCGTAACGGATATAGCACAATGGGCCAAAAAGGCAACTAAAGAATATGGTATTCCTTTTGTGAAAAATGTAATTAAAGTTTCAAAAGAAGCAACAGGAATTGGTGGTCAGGATGAGTATAATCCCGCAACTGATTCGGGTGGGCAATATAACTAATAGTATGATTAACGAATACGAATCACATAGTCATTTGAATCCAAAGCTTTGGGATGGAGACACACTTCGCCCAAAGCTTCGTGTTGGATTCATGAAGATTGCAAAAGCCTTTTATGATTTTCTGGAAATTGATACGCCTATATTAGATGTTATCATAATAGGCAGTAGTGCTAATTACAATTGGACAGAACATAGTGATATTGATTTGCATGTTGTCATAAACTATGCAGAAGTAGGCGATAACATGCTGTTAGTTCAAAATTATATGAATGCCAAAAAAAGTGTTTGGAACAACAATTATCCGTTACAATATAAAGGCATGAACATTGAACTGTATGCCCAGGATTCCAATGAGAATTTGAATTCAACTGTAGGGATATATTCATTAGCACATGACAAATGGATCAATAAACCAAGTTCCGAAACCGTTTCAATTGATGATGATGCAATACAACAAAAAGCAAAACCATATCAGTATGAAATTGATGAACTAAACCCAGCTGATCCTAAAATAGAATTCAAGATACGTAGTTTGTTGAATCGACTACGCCATTTGCGACAAACCGGATTAGATAGCAACGGCGAGTATTCAGTTGAAAACATGGCATTTAAATATCTTCGTAATAAAGGATATTTAGAACGTTTAAAACAGTTTCAGAAAAAGATAACCATGAAGCAATTAGCTGTGGAATCTGCTGGGGCAATTGATAAAACCAAACAAAAAGTGCGTGATTTTGTAGCCGCAATGCGAAATGAACGAGATGAGACTAAAATGGCATTTGCTATGCTTGTTCAACATATGCAAGGTCGCAAACTAAATAATACCGAATGGCGATGGGTCAGAGAACAAATGAAAGATGTTGTTAAAATGCTTGGCCTAACCACAATGGCCGTAGCACCAGGCGGTACTTTGGTAGCATTGCTAATGAAGGCACTCAAAGTAGATAAACACATATTACCATCTTCATTTAAAAAATCAGATGAAACACAGGTAACTGAGAATCTTATTGCACACGTTACCGGAAAACGAATATTATCTCCGTCGGAATGGGTTGATGTTGTTGTGAAAACTGGTGCAGTAGAAGATGCAATGGGACAATGGGCACATCCTGGAAAATGCACCATGATACCCACTATGGATGGGGCTATTACCATGCAGGATGTTCCTCACAAGGTGTTAGGAATAGATGATACAGGTCATTGTGAATTAATGCATCCAGAGCAACAGTATCAGTTTCCAGGACGCAGAGTGTTTGAGATACCACATACGGCACAATGGCAAACCATGATAATTCAAATACAAAACGCAATAAAAAACGGATCAAGATATGCAAAGTAGAGGATTAGGCGATGACATCAAAAAGATCACCGCGGCAACCAAATTGGATCAGTTAGCAAAACGCATTGCACAACTACTAGATGAAGATTGTGGATGTGATGATCGAGCTGAATGGCTGAATGAAAAAACAAAGAATTGGCCTATGTATAAAAAGAAAGATAAGAAATAATGGCACTAATAAATAAAACAGGCATAAGTGATGGTAGTACTATTCAAGCAGAACATGTTACCAGAGCCATCGATGCATTAAGCGGAGTTTCTGCCGATAGCGTAATAGCAACCGGATCATTTACTGGATCGTTCACCGGTTTGCTTACAGGTACATCTAGTTTTGCAACATCGGCATCGGTAGCAATTAGTGCATCCCGAGCAATAACTGCAGCAACTGCTACAAGTGCAACTTCGGCATCATATTTAAACACATTAACGCAACCTAATATTACGGTTAACAGTACAGCATCTTTCAATCGCAATGTTTTTATTGGTGGATCTATATATGTACCGGAACAATCTATTACAACGACTAATGCGACACAAACAAACATATGGAATACAACATTAGGAAATGGTGAAGGTATAGTAATTGAAGCATCTGTTATTGGAGTATCTGGCTCAGATGCCGGGTTTTTTAATGCATATGCAGTAGGAGGTACAATTACTGG